CAATGGGATTCTTAAATGCGGAAGCATTAGCTAAGCCCACAAAAATGTTTCAAGATTTAAAAGCCACTGTTGGAAAAGCATTTGGACCGGAAGGTGGGGTTACTAAAATCGCTAAAACCTTTAAAAGTATATTATCTCCCTTAACAGATACATTAAAGCCACTAGGTGGAATATTAAAGACCGTTGGAAAAATTGCTAAAGTAGTTGGTAAAATATTTCTTCCTATTGCAGCCATTTTTGCAGTGTTCGATGTTGTGAGTAATGTTATAGATGGATATAAGGAAGGTGGTATTACAGGCGCAATAGGAGCCGGTATAGAGAGTATATTCGATGATATAATATTCGCCATCCCAAATCTTTTAGGAGAAGCAGTTGCCTGGATATTAAAAAAATTCAATTTTAATAACGCAGTAGCATGGATTGATAAGAACTTAAGAGATAAGGATGGAAATTTCTCTTTATTTACAGGTATTAAAAAATTATTCTCAATGATTGGTGATGTAATCGGTGAGCTTTGGGCGAAGATTCAAAATTTTATGAGTTTTGATAATATCATGTCTTTGATAGGATCGAAATTAATGAAATCAGGAACGATGGGCAAAGGCGCAGCAAAATTGTTATTAAACGACAAATATGAAAAAATGGCTGAAATGCGCGCGAATATGGGAGAGAAGAAATGGCAAGCAATGAAAGATAAGGAACGAAGGCAAGCTGATTTAAAAGCCCAAAAGGAAGCTGCCGCCACTCAAGCCATGAGTTTATCAAATCAAGATAATAGTACCTCAACGGTGGTATCTACTAACCTTGTGCAGATCGATAGTAGTGGTAATAAGAATGATCCACTGAGAAACAGAAAATCATAGGAGGAGGAAATCAATATCCCCCCCCTTAAAGAATAATTATTCTTCGTCAGCTAATTTAGCAAAATAAGAAAGACTGGAACCATCATCTCCCGAACCCATTTCCACATTACTACTTACCGCAGTTGGCTGTGGTGTAGGTCTATTAGGAACACCTCCATCAAAAGGTGGTGATGTATCAACTGGACCGATTACAGTTTCTTCTGCTCTCTGCATACTGGGATCAACTCCACTACCTAAAACCTTGGTAAGCCTTGCTTGAAGTTCCTCGTAAGTTTTGAAATTATCTGGCTTGAGGAAATCCTGAAGAGAATATTGTAGCTTCCATGTTTCTTCCATTTTCGCATCATCTTCAAATAATGGTGAAGGAGAAGCAAATTCAGCTTTATCGTAATTAGTAAAACCCTCTACCTTACGAATCTTTAATTTAAAATTTGCACCTTCCCAAAAATCAAAAGGATTAACAGAAGTTTCATCTTCAAATTGAGGGTTCATCATATCATTGATTTTATCGAAAATTTTCTTTCCGAATTTAAACAAAAATACTTTACCTTCATTCTCCGGTCGCTTGGCATCTTCTACTACCATAATATTTGTGTAATAGGTTAAGCGCCTTTTTTGTTTACGAACAATATCTCTATTAGCTTCGAGTCCGGTATCCCAGAGTTTAGAATTATACTCAGAAACTGGATCTTTTTTACCGTTAGTGGTAAGACTGTTTTCAATATACCATCCACCTGGTCCTTGAAAACCATGATTGAAAACACGTACCCATGGAAGATCTTCTCCTTCAATAGGAGGAAGAAATCTAATAACGGCATATCCATTACCAGCTTTATCTAGATCTGCTTTCCAGAATCTATCATCTACACCAACTTGGGGGCTGTTTATTTTATTAAGCTCTTCGCTGAGGCGGCTTAATGAGGAACCTCGTTTCTTTTTCATATCTGCAAACGACATATTTCTCCTTGTATCTGCTTTGTTATTTTGTTGTTTCGTTATGTCCACGCTGTCATAATATAACTAATATTATAACCCAGATCCTACTGAATTTCAAGGACTTTTTTTAAAGTCTTTTTACTATCATTAAGATCATGATTAAAGAAAGGTTTATACTTCGTACACATCTTAAAGTAGTCCGGCCACACTATTGCATCCTGCAACTCTTTATTAAATTTTGGTACAAAGTTCAAGATATCATCCAACATAATAAATGTTTCAATATTTATTTTTTTCGATAAAACATATCGAAATATTGGAGGGTGTTGACCGTCAATTATTTCAAATAAACTATCAAAATTCTTGGGGTCGTCATCCATGATACTTGCACAATCAGAACGGAAATTATATTGTAAACTCTCAATACGTTTTTTCCATTCTCGATAAGTTGATACACACCTTTCTCCGAATGCATCACCTATCCACATATTTATATCCTTTGAAAAATTAGATACTAAGAAATCTATTAATTCCTTACTATTATATTCTCGAGATAATTTTTTAAAGAAAAATCTTTCTTTTCTTTTATTAAAAGAATCTAGTGTAACATTGCATTTCCCATTATATTTGAAGTAATCATAATCGGATGTGAAATGTAATTTCAGAGCTGTATAAGTACTATAACACTCGAATTCATTCATATTTTTATTGCTATGTAAAGTAGAAGTAAATTAGAAATGGCTATTTCAATTGCGAGAAGAGTATGATACCAAACCCACCTTGCTTCATAATGTCTATCACGTTCTAATTCGACTTTCGTTTTACCATCTTGTAGTTTGGGTAACCAAATATCTTCCCAACTCTTTTTAATTCTTTCGAACATCTGCTGTCTCTCATATTGGCAATTTGGAAGTTGCTTGAATAAAATTTAATTCTTCTGCTTCTTTTCTTAATACTCTTTTAAGATCCGTTGAAATTAAAGAAGCTGCTGTTTCATATTCTAACTTGTGTAGCTCGCAATAATGTAATATAGCATCCATCAGAGGCATCTTATCTGCCAGAGTCTTTACATCTATATTAAAGGTCTCCGGAGATAACATTTTAATCATATTTTTTTTATCTATATCAATCTTTTTCGCCATAATCCCCATCATATTTGTGTAAAGATTCTGCTTTAGCTATAATCAAATGTGCAAAGCGCGTTCCTGGTTTTACTGTCGTTTCACCACCCATATTATACAAAGTAGCGCCGGCGTAATCTTTAAAGCCTGAATCATATATTGAACTTACAATTAGAACCCCATTTCTATTAAAAGTGCTTCTACCAAGAAGTAATGCGATTTCACCTTCTGCTATATCTACTTGTTGATTAGAACGAATTTCATAACTTGCACCATGATCTAAAACAAAATTTCCATCTTCATTAATTTTTTGTTTTATAGATTTTCTATGTTCTTTTTTATCTTCATCCATGTGCATTGGGCCAGCGCCAATTCGATAAATCTCATTGATTCGTAAATCAATGGTATTAGGTTGTATCATTGTTTCATCTATATTCGTTACCTCAGTAGAGGCATTCACGGGATGTATAAACATTATTCTCCAAAATGATAAGGGTTTTCTTTTGTGCTAAATTTCCACTTTTCTTCTAAAACAGCAATATCATAATCTAATCTCCACATTGTATTTGGATGTACTGGTATGGAGTCTTCAAATTTAGTTGAAGAAAACGTGGAACCTTTACTAAATAAAGGACTAATTTCATTGCGAAATACAAATATATTATTATCATGATACATCATACATGCAAATGTACCATCCGCTTCACTTATCTTAGCATCAAATCTTTTAAGAGGACTTTTTTTCAAATCATCTAATGTGAGATCAAATAACCATTCTGTATCCCAATCGCCTTCAAATTTTCCTTCTTTAATAATACCATTATGCCACAAAAAAGATTTTTCATTTTGGGCTGGGTGAATAAATCTTCCTGTTGCTAAATCGGTATTGTTAACTTCTTTCGATGTAGGAGCTTGTTGATGAACGATACAATAATCCCAATCTTTTTCCAACAAATTTATATCAAAAGGTCCGTAAGATTTATGTTGTCTTCTAACTTGAAAACCTTCTCCTTTTTGATATATAAACTGAGTGGAGGAATGAGATTCTTCTCCCCTATATCTATTTAATTCTACTAATCTTATTAATTCTTCTTTATTTCTACTTGCAGAAATACTACACATTAATCGCCTTTTTTATAATCTACCTGATAAGGTATTGGATCTATTTCTTGAATGTTTTGAAAGGCCTTAATCCTTTCAGAACAAGAAGGACACCTTCCACAACTACGACCTTCGCTATCTGGATCATAACATGTCAGAGTGTGTTTTAATAAATTAAATGTCCCCAGTTCTTTACAAATTTTAAGTTCTTCTGTTTTGCTTAACAAAGAGAAAGGTGCAATAATTTGTGTCTTGAATGTTCTATTTAGAGATGTGATCCCATTAAGCGCATCTACGAAAGCTTGGCTTGTATCCCAATAACCATATTCATCATGAACTTGAAGCCCACAAAAAATATATTCTGCTTTTACTACTTCCGCAAAGGCACATGCATTACTTAACAACATCATATTCCTAAACGGAACATATGTAACAGGTTGAGGATCTCCCAGCACTTCTTTAATGTCGGGCATGTCAATATCAGTGCCGGATATATTTGCACTAATAGGTTGAAC